ATTGCTCGCATCCGGATTTGGGATCATGTCAACCCCGCACACTCCACATACAAGTTGTGGCAGTTGACCGTTTTCGGTTAGCTTAAGCATTGTGTTTGCAGGTACTCCGTTGTTTGGACATCCTTCTGTTTTGCAACTAATCTCAACGCTTGCAAATTCCATAATTCACCTCATGTCTTAATAATAAACGACGTTAGGAAAGATTTTGGAGAGATTACTGATCCAACACTTGATGATGTTACGTTTGTTGTAGCCAGAGCAGTTACAGATCCAGTTATAGTATGCGATAGTGTTGCACTTGGATTGCCAGATGTTGTTGATGCAATATCGGTAGTATGCGTATGCGTGCTTGCTGGAATTGTTGCTGTTGTTGATCCGCCAGCGTAAGAAAGTGTAGATGTTGCGCTTGGTCCGCCAGATGCCGTTGCCCCTGGGTCAACGTTATGTGTGTGAGCCGCATGGTTAGATACGGCAAAAGTGTCCGCGTGGCTGTGACCGATATTTGTTGTGTGGGTGTGTGCTCCAACGGCAACTGAGTTATTTGGTCCAAACGAACCACCAGTATTTGTATATCCAAATGCAACAGACGAAGATCCACCAAGGAATTTATCTCGCAAATCTGGAACAGTAAACGTTGCGCCAGGTGTCTCTCCACCAGTTGCAATAGTAATTGCAAGTGCTAAATCGGGATATGAAGATGTATTGTATGTTGCTCCATCGCAAAATAGCCAACCTGTTGGCGCTGAATATCCAATATATGGAAAAATTACACCAGTTGGGAATGATGCACCCAAGTGCGTATGGTTTCCTGCAGCTGCCTGATTTGCTCCAGTTCCAATCGTATGGTGGATTGCGCTTGTACCAGAATCAGTATCTGCGCTATTGTGGCTTTCTGATTGAGTGTGCGTATGAGCAGTAGGTGTTCTGGCATCGCTAAGTCGTGAATCTGAGGTGATTACTGCTGTGCCTGTGATCTGTGATGGTGCCAGTGTTACTGCGTCTAATCCGCCAGATGCGTGGGTAGAAGCGTGTGCTGTTGGGGTGTATGGTCCTGAGTGCGTGTGCCCTGCAGCTGCCCCTGGGTCTGCCCAGATAGTGTCATAGTTAGTGCTGCTATTCTTGGTAAGGATCTGACCAGCGGTACCGCCAGTGGCTACCCCAGGACCAGTCGCTCCCGTAGCGCCCGTTGCGCCAGTTGGCCCCGTAGGGCCAGTAGCGCCAGTAGGTCCAGTAGCACCAGTGGCGCCCGTAAGACCAATAGGACCTTGCGGACCAGTAGCGCCAGTCGCACCAGTAGGTCCAGTGGCACCAGTAGGGCCAGCAGGGCCAGTGTCCCCAGTATCTCCCTTAGGTCCAGTTGGCCCCGTTGCACCTGTGGCGCCAGTAGCACCAGTGTCTCCCTTGAGACCTTGTGGTCCTGTGGCTCCAGTTGCTCCAGTGTCACCCTTTGGCCCCTGCGCACCAGTCGCACCCGTGTCACCCTTTAGTCCCTGTGGTCCTGTTGCGCCCGTAGCGCCAGTAGGACCCGTAGCTCCAGTAGCCCCAGTAGCGCCAGTCGGACCAGCCGGACCCTGAGGGCCAGTGGCACCAGTAGGGCCCGTTGGACCAACAACGAGATTAGCGTCGACGACTTCGACCGTATGGACGATCTGCTCGGCAACAACCTCGTTCGTAGTCTGCTGGGTAGTGACGTCACTCAACGCGTGACCTCCGGGCTAATGATGATTCTCCCCTGAAGAACTCGCCGCACAACACCGCTTGCGTTCTGCGCTTCGATATCGTAGAACGCTGTGGCTGGTGTGAGCGCCGCAGTGTTCGCAGCGCTCACGGTAGCCGAGATTACTCCAGAGGAATTCTTGGTTAGGACAATCGTTGGGCTTCCGCCTTCCGACGTAAGGATAGTAGTGCTAGCACTTGGAGTCTCACGAACCTGCATGCGGACAGTCCAGGTCGTCAGATTAACTGCCGCACCGGTCGCGTCCTTGTAGGTCACGGTCAACTCAAAGGTAGCGCCCTTCTCAATTACCGTGTTGTAGACTCCAGCTGCCATCTAGCTCCTGCCTTTCTTGGCTTCCTTGGCCTTCATCGCCTTGGATTCCTTCTTTTCGTGCATCTTCTTACCGGTCTTAGAAGCGTACTTCTCAGCAGCCTCTTTGCCCTTAGCCGTGTATGCGAACTTCTTCTTACCTACCATTGGCATAGTTTCACTTCCCTTTCCCAATTCGTTTCTTAGGAGCGGGGAGTGCCCCCCTCCTCTTCGCTGCTTCTTCTGCTGCTCGGAAAACCCTAACCTGGAATGACTCTGGGGCCCATGAAGGCTCGGTAACCCAATCGTATAGACGCGGGAATACCGCCCTATTCTGCGGATCTGTCTGCAGTCTCCATGCCGATCGGTTCCTAAACGAAGTGGCTTCGTCTAGGAGTTCCATTACTTGGTTTCTATAATACCCGTCAGCCATCTCGCCTACATTGAGAATCTTTTCATCAAAATCATGAGGCCAATTCGTTGGGAATGGCGTGTTCTTCCTGAGGTTTGGCCGGACTCTCCAGCCACCTCTTGGAACCCTGCCAGGGTACATTGCAGAAAGTCTTTCAACTCCAGTTCTGCCATAGCTATCTGAAGCTCCTGCAGTTCTTATTAGCCACTCTTCTGCATCATTGCTGCCTCTGGTAATCCCTTGGAATGGGTAGCTTACCTCTCCACTTGGCCATGCATCTTTTAATGGCGTATATCTATGGTGAGACCCTGCTAGTGGGCTGTCTAGATTTGGGAAACTCTTGGCTCCTTTCCCACCTCCAATGGTTGGAGAGGCTGCCATATCTCTAGCGATTTGCTCTCCTCTTGTCATCACCCAAGCCCTGTCGCCAAACCTTTCCGCTACTTCTGGGCGAGTATTTTTTAGTGATTCTTCAACCCTCCGCAGTCTAGCTGCTCGTACGTTAGTAGACTTTCTTGCCTTTCTCGCTACTCGTCGAGCCTCAACTGCAACCCTTTCAGCGGCTCTAATAGCGACTGTGTTAGCACGCATTTCTGCTTGGAATCCAGCAAGTTTTGCCGCTAGTTTCTTTCCATGGAACGCTTCGATGGCACGGGTGGCTCCTCTAAACGCCTTACCGGCTCCACCTAAGGCAACTCCGATTGCAAGGTTAACCGGGTCTACGCCAAACTTACCTTCCTTATTGTAGCCAACGCCGACAGTTTCATATGCCAACTGGCCGATGCTTGGAAGTGTGCTACCGTATGTTGCTCTGTTAGCGTTGCCAGCATCCTGCTGACCCATCCATCCTGGTCTAGAATCAATAAGTCCTAGATATCTTTCTCTGGTATTTGCTGGTCGGTAGAATTGACCGTTTAGCGATTCAATCTGGCCGTTCTTGGAAAGCTCAAGACCCACATTAGTCATACGGTAGGTCCCGCCAATGTTTCTGTTTGGGTCAAGGTTTTGAGGGGTTCTAAAGCCATTAGACGCGTTGATGGTCGATCTGGCTTTTGCCGTTGCAAAGTTAAACGGCTTCGGCGCAGCCGGAGAGTACGGGTTTGCAAAGGTCTGGGTTCGCCACCGAGTTTCCTTCATGTCTGGGATAAAGCCATTCTTACGCGGTGCCATTATTTTCTCGTTGCTCCTCTCAATACTCTGCCAGCAGTAATTGCATTGGTGACTGCGGTTGCAACACCTGATTGGGTTCCAGCGCCAGTTCTTATGAGCGTAGGTCCGTATCCAGCAAGTTTGGCTCCTGCGGCCCCTGAGAGTTTAGCAAATGACCTTAAGATTGCGTCGACCTCTGTCGGCCTAAAGAGTTGCCGAACACCTTCCTCAAATAGTTTGCTAGAATACCCGGCAGGGTTCTTACCAGTGAAGTCGGCAACAATGCTCTGGGCTTCCCTTGATCCTAATGGAGCCTGCCTCTCAACTGCCCCAATTCTTCTGGCAACTGTGGCAGATCTTGCTGCTGCTCTGTTCAGTGCGGAGAACTCATCTGCACCTTGAATTCCTGCCCTGGCAAGCCTGGCGAAATAGAAGGCAAGGGCACGGTATGGAGATACAGCCGCAATGTTCATCCCTCTGTTTCTGGCAATTTCTTGCGCCCTTCTCTGAGCCAGACGGTCTTGAGGAGTAAACTGCGTCCTGGACATCTGTGGAGTTCGGAACGCAGTTCTACCGCTAGAACCTCTAGCATTTCTGAAATCAAACGAATCGTTGTTTTTTCTTACCATTATGGAATCCTCACTGTTGGTATATCTGGTTGAATTGGCCTGATTGTTGGGCGCATCCCTTCGTTGCTACCGAAGAGCCCTTTCCATAGCTCATCTGCTGCCAAAGATCCTGCGGTAGATCCTACAAACGTACCGATACCGCCGGATGCAAATGCTCCTATTCCGCCGCCAAGGATGGAACCAACAATCCCGAACATTGTACGGCCCAGGTCGCCGCCTGTCGCAGCCGTAGCTGCAAGACCAGCGACAGAGCCGAAGATTCCTGCCTTTAGGGGGCTCTTGGTCAGAAGGTTTACTGAGTTAAGTCCAGCGGAGAACAGTGCTCCCTCTGGGGTTAGGTTGCCCTGAAGAGCCATGACTCCGACGTCTGCAGCCACGCCACCGCCAAAGTTTCCTTTAGGAGTCCTCAAGCCGAAGTCAATCTTCTTGAGCCCTGGGCTGAACTTTGGAAGAAGCTGGTCTGGTTGGAGCAGCCCAAGCAGTTTTCCTTGCTTGACTGACAGGTTCATAATTTCAGAGTCAGTATCAACGTACCCACCAGAGAAGTCTTCTGGATCGCGTCCCATCGCCTGATCCTGAAGCATTTCATAGTCATTAGGGTCAACCACGTCTTCCCCAGACATTGATTGCTTCTGCTTCTTGTTAGGGTCGTACCCCTCAATGTTTAGCGGTGTGTCCGTTGGCGGATCAATCTCAAGGCTTGGGATAGTACCGGACTCGATAGCATCTACCAGGCGCCTAATCATGACAGTCGTTGGGCCTGGGGTTCCCCAATCGAACGGAGCCTTAAGTGTAGCTGGTCCGTTAAGATACTCGCGGATTACGCCCCAGGCGATTTCTCTTAGCGAAGTATCCGTCTTGGCGGCTACTTTGTCAATACCCCCGCTATATTTTCCGCTTTCATTTGGTGTTCCACGAAGGTAAGATAGCAGAAACTGTGTGTTTACGTCAAGCTTTCCGTTGTCATTCAATTGAATCGTGGCAATCTTTGGCATCGTTTCGGGCACGGCTGGTCCTCCCTGTGAGGAAATAGTAATGCCAGACCCACCTGGAACAGCTTGTGAAGACTGGAAGTCTGTAGGCTGAATAAACACCCTTCGTGCGTTTTCTAGCTTCACCTTTCCGTCTTGTGTCTCAAGTAGCGTTCGGATCATCTGCTCGATAGCAGGCCCCTGCATGCGGCCAGACATATCAACTGACAGTGTCTTCCAGAAATTTCGGAAGAACATCTTCATCTCTACGCTGCCGATTGGCGGCAACTCCCCAAACTCTGGTAGCGTGGAGCGGATTGCTTCTTCAATGTTGCCGCTTGAAGCGTATTTGACAGCAACGGTCTTGGCAAATCTTGTGCCCATTCCGGCGGCCTTTCCGATAGCCTGACCGCTTACTGGGGCGACGTCCTCCTGAATAGTGCCACTGTCATACTCGTCTGCGTTTAGGTCAAACTCAATGACTTGCCCCTCTTCGTCAAGGCCAGTGGCTGCATCAAATCCATCAATAGCCCTTTGACGCTTACGCTCCTTAGCCTGCGCTCGCCACTCAGCCTCGTTGACAATTTCAACGGTGCCGTCTGGTTTTGTAATTTGCATCATGCCTTCTTGGCCAGCAAAGCCACCCTGTCCCTGTTCCCACGATAGAATCTCTCTTGGGTTCTCTGCCTTGATACCCTCGTATAGCGCAGCAACAAACTCCCTAGTGTCTCCTTCTGGGATAACAATTGCAGGAACCCGAAGGTCTCGTCCAAGTTTTCGTGATACTTCAGCAACAAGACGAGCAGCGATGTCCTGGCGCTCAGGGGCTGGGAGCGGCCTTCCGGCAAGATCTTTCGGATCTGGCAATCCAGCAGGCTTGTAGAACTCATTGTAGAATGCTGTGGCTTTATCGCCAAGGGCCCCGGACACACGCATTACATCAGGTCCTCCACTGGCAATATTCTGCAGCACCTTGTCTACAGCATCTGCTGTTTCAACTGAAACGGTAGCAGGCTCAAGCATTCGATAGATTGGATACATGAACTCATCTAGTGGCGTTCTAGTCTCAATCCGTGGAGCAACCTCGTGTCGATGATACTTAGGGTCAAGAGAATCGCTCCACGACTTGCGCAGCGTGCCCTTAGCCGCTTCTGTCAGGGCCATAGCAGCTAGCCGTGCAGCGTCAAGGCTCTCTCGAACAATAGAGTCAAATGTATCTCCACCGATACGCGCAGCTTCAATTGCTGAGGCTTTGTCTGCCAAGATAATTGTTGGCTCAGTAAGGCCAAAGCGCTCCATGTCCGACTTACTAAATCGATTGCCGTATCCCATCTGTACAACGGCCTCTTCAGAAAGACGAAGCATGTACGTAAGGGCGCGAATGATATACATTGCGCCGCTATCACCGTCCATTGTTTCAGTTCGAACAGTGTGACCAAACTTCTCAGGCGAAGCCAAGATATCATGCACTGTATAAGATCCGCCAATTGCCCTCTGGATTGCAGTGGTGGATGGGGACGCCAACGCCATTGCCTGATCGCGGGTAAGCGTTTGACCAATAATGCCGCCGGAATAGCGCCGGCGTCCCTGCTCCGTGCTAATCGTAATTTTCCTATCGGCCATGAAGTTTGTCTGGGCGTCCTCAAGGCGAACCTTTGCCTTGGTGATTGCGTCCTGATCGCCAGACTGCTCTGCTGCCGCAAGCTCCTCCTGTGCGTGGGAAAGGTCATGAGCTGCTTTTTCGTTAACAGTAGACACAAGCCAGTCTGGGTATTCAGTGATTTTATACGCAGGGGCGCCAGCCATAAGTCCAGCAGGTTCAACGGAACTCTGCATTTTACCAACCTTGGCAAACGGAGCAGCCAGCGCCTCACCAGGAACAGGGCTGACCCTTGCTGCTGCTTGCTCTGCACCAGTCATGCTGGAGTTGTAGATCATATCTTTTGCACGAGCAGCTGACCAGTTTGGTGCTAAGTTTGTGCGGAACGTGCCAGTCTGCTCGGTAATTGACGCAACAATTTCTGCCTCAAGTTGAGGGAAGATATCGCCATTGATGGCAAGGATCTCCAAGGCAGAGTACCCATCGAATGCAATGGCGGTGCCAAGTTCGTTGAGCAGGTTACCCATCTGGTTGGATTCAAATCCTGGCCCATCAGGAGAGAAGGCAACATCTAGTTGCCGAAGGGTTTCCTTCATTGCCTCCTGGCCATAAATTTGGTTCGGATCAGTATGCTCAAACTGGTAGCCCTCAAGACGACGAATTTGATAACCGCCGTCAGCGGTTCGCTCTACTCGGAATGGATATACCTTACGATGCTGGATGAAGCCAGTCTCGCTTGAGCGGTTAGCGACAACCGTACCATTCTTAAGCACAAGATATTTCGACACCACGATTGGCCGGATATTAAGTTTAAACTCTACGTTTTCGTTTAGGCCAACTCCTAAATCAACTGGTGACGTAGGATTTATAACTGACCTGCCAAGATCATTAATCTCGACATCGGTAATGATACCCTGGTTAAGGCTTGCAATCTCCGTTGCAACAGGTGCAGGAAGAACGTAGTCTCCCGGGAGAAGTTCAACAAAGTTTTTATCAAATTTTGGCGGCTCATCACCATACAAAGCCTTGCCTTCTTCGCTTGTCATGTATGCCAGAGCATACGCCTTGCCGTGTATTGCCGCAACTTCGTCTAGTACGCCCTTCCACTTTGCATGCTCCCTGCGCTTCTTGTCAAGGTACCACTGCGGCAATGTAACCTTCATTGCTTTTGGCTTTCCTTCCGCGTCAACGTCTCCACCAACAACAATAAGTCCTCGCCATCCGCGTGCATTTACGCGCTCAGTTGCAACGTTAGCTGCCGCCTGGACGCCAAACATCTCGGCATATGCTCCGCCTTCGCCAAACTTTGGGGCAAGTTCTGCTTCGTACGTGTTTTCAAAGTCAGTCGTGTCCCAACTAATTGGATCTGTGCCTGTCGAACCAATAACCTTGTTCAGGTCTTGATTAAGAATACGAAGTGCATCAGTTGCCTGTCGTCGCAAGAACGCAAGGCGCTTACCGCTAATACCACTTGGCAATGCTCGATACGTTTCAAGTTCTGGAATTGGAGCAATGGCGCCCTGCTCTGCGGTTCCGCCGCCAGCGCCTATTGCAACGCCAGCAGCGTATCGATCCATGGCGTCTATTGCGCCCTGTACCCTCTCGATTCGTCGGCGCAACCCATCAGCCTGCGTAGCAAGGCTCGGCTTCTCAACCTTAACTCGTTCTACCTTTGGAGCCTCAATCTGCTGATCCCCAGCGATAACCCCTTGCTTGCCAAGGCGAGAGCGGTACTTAAATCCTGTGCGATAATTGAATAGCGAGAAGTCTGCTCGGTCATCAAGCTTTCGTACTGAGGTATATCGACGGATGACGCCTAGAGCTTCTTCTATGCCAAGCAGGTCGGCAATTGGGCTCTTCTTTGTTCTGGTAAATACCTCTGTATTCCCGCCGTCAATGAAGCCATCTAGGTCAATTGAAGCCAAATCATCTCCGCCGCCATTTGCGACATCCCAAATGCCAACTTCGTCGACTACCCTCTGCAGGTCGTAGATAGCGTTGTCCTTGGTGATGCTAGGGATTCCACGTGAATCACCCGCACGTGCTACAGCGACGGTCTTCTTCTTGCTCCTTACCGGAACTGGCAGCAAGTCAAGGTCAAGTGAGCGGTACATCTTTGGCTCGCCTGCTCGCGGAGACGATTGCGGAACGAGTCCGACCTGGGCTGACGCTAGTTGCCGAAGTTTTGCTTGCGTGCTTCTTCCATATAGGGAAGGCGCAGCCTCTGCGGCGGTCATGTCAACGCCAAGTGCCTCTACTTCCTTTGCTTTTGACGTCAGTCCGGTGTATTCACCAGAACTCATGGTCTTAGACAGGCCCTTGATCATGGCCAGCGAGTATGGATCTCCAATTTCATGCAGAGTTCGAGAGAGTTCTAGCATGAGTGCCGCCATCTCGGCTCGCGTTTCACCGCTAAAGCGAACATTTCCGGAAGATTCTACGGTATTCATGTACCGAATTGCCATAAAGGCGTCGGCCATCACCTGGGCGACGGTCTTCTTGTCGCCAATGATGGGCTTTCCTGGCTTAAAATCAAGTTCTGGGGGAAGAGTTATGCCCATTTTTGCTGCAAGAGCGTTGATACGCCCACGAACTGTCCGTCTAGGGTCGATTCCAGGCACAGGCTCCTGGTTTAGGCTGTCAAACTTGAAGCCGTACGCGCCGGATGCGCCAAGTGTGCGGTAGAGATTGGTCTTCTGCAGGGTTGAAAGTCCATCAAACCCCTGCATCTTGCTTCCCATGGTTGATGAGCGAGCGGCAGTTTCTCGCATCGTCTTAAATTCTTCAAGAAGTTTAGCCGTAAAGCCCTCTGGGGTGTCCATCTCGGGACCAGCTGCGCCAACTTTAACGTTGTCTGCACCTGTAGCTGGCTGAACAGTGATATCGCCAAACTCATTTGGCGGAATATTTACTGCGCCCTGCTTTGGCAGGTTGACTTGGTTCTTTGGATCTTGAATCCACTTGATGAGACGCGGATCTTCTGACGACTCTGGGTTGGCAATTGCTGCCTCTGCACCCTTAGCAAGGGCCTGAAGGAACGGGGACTCAAGACCATTACCTTCCCAACGAGCTGCGGCCTGTGTCCAGTGCACGAGAAGCTCCACCCACTGCTGGGGAGTTGTCCCCTCGCCAACGGCGGCCATGTTTTGCTGGACCCTCTCAAGAAGTCTTGGGTTTTGGCGCAGCTTCTCAGCAATGATTCTCGACATGAGGTCGATTTCTTCTGGGGAAACAGTGTCAGGCTTGTTTGCTTCTGGGCTCAACGCAAGGTAGGCGTGCTCAGACGACGGGTATACCTTGCCCTCGAATACCACCGGGTAGCGGTTTTTAATATTGCCATGCTCAAGCGAGCTAGATGCCCCGCCCTTTGCTGTCCTTGGAAGATCGCTTGTGCGGTTTGTTAGTGCAGCAAGGAAGCCATTACGCTTGTTGGCGGAGTATACGTTGTTGGGGATATCCCATGGATTCTCTGTCGGAAATCCGCGCTTACGTTTGCTTTCCTCTTTTGCCGCTGCCGCAGCCTCTCGACTAGTGCTGAGTGAAAACGTAGAGCGACCCCTCGGGGCAATCCCGGCATCTCGACCGGGGGCAATCTGGTACATATTGCGGCGGATAAGGTTCATCGTGTATTCCCCACCGCTCATTTGCGGACCGAACGGTCGGCCAAGCGAACGAGCAATGGCTCTTACCTCTGCGTCCACCGACTGCAAATCTGCTTCGCTGTGTTGCAGAACGCCACCGGCTGTACTCTTCCGGCTATGGCCCTTCCACGAGTGCGAAACAACTACGCCGCCTCGAGCGGCATGGGTAGTCTCGAACGCTGTGTCTGAGCCCTCTGCTCCGCCGCTATGGACCTCTACGCTTGGGTCGAGCGACTGAACATACGCCTGGATTTCTGCAAATCCGTTCTCTGTAAGTTTGCGCGTGCCGATACCGGCAATAGACTTGACATCGGTAGGAGGCCCGTCAACAGTCTTCCAGCCGCCAGCAGATCGCTGTACCTCTGTAGCGGTATACCAGCGGTTGCTGATCTCGTCGTATACGTAAACTGGAATGCCGCGTAGCAAGGCTCCCTCTACCGCCCAGCCAGTGCCGCCATCAACCTTGCCGCTTCCAAGAAGTTTGCCAACGGCGACCACGGCGTCGACGTCCGTTTTTGTGGTGTTTGCGACGGTCGCGTTGGCTTCAATAATTGTGGTCTCTACATTTCGCCTAATTGGTTCGGTTGGCTTCCTGGCACGAGTCCCTGAGGCGGGTGCCGCGTTGCTGATTCCAAGTTCACTCAGCCTGCTATTGAGCCTCTCCCAAATTGCTGGGGCGCTGGCCTTAAGATTAGCCTTGCCTGTTCCAATTCCCCTGGAAGGAAAGTAGACATCCCTACCTGACGCAAGTGCAGCTTCAATCTTCCTCAGCTGGGCGTCCATAAGTTTTGAGAAGGTGGAGTCAGTTAAGTCCTCATCAGTAAGGAATGTGCCTGGGTCCCTCTTGGTTGGAACGCCAATCCACCCATCGCGGCCTGCGGCTGCCTCTGCCTGTCCGGCACCAGGCGTGGCTGTGCCTGTGTCGGCATTAAACATGTTGGAACCCCAAACGGCGATCTCGCCATCTGGGACCGTGGATAGTTCGTCAACGTAGATGACCTGGCCACGACCAGCCTCTGTGGCCGCCGGGCCAGCCTTCAGTTCGGCCTTTACCTCTGGGCTACCGTACTTTTCTACGAAGTAGTCGACCGACCAGCGCTCGGTTTTAGCAATCTTCTGCCACTGCTCTAGGGTGAGCTTCTTTGGGTCAAACTCAGTATTGCTCACGACATAGACAAACGCCTCACGACCATCCTGGGACGTAATCCGGTATGTTGCCCACTCACTCCAGCCTGGGCCCCACTTAGCGTCCCTGACGGTGCTGATCCGCCTACCGGCAAGGATTTCGTCAAACGTCGTTGCTTCGCGGCCAGGGATATCTACAGGGTCTTTATCATAGCTATAGCCCATCGTCCTCGTTCCGGCGATCTGCACTGGGTTATCAGGCTTCGGGACGAGCTTGTATACGATGTAGTGTAGGATGTCGCTATTGATGTCTCTAGGGCTATTTGTAGGCATAGTCCTCCTTAAACCCCTTTTAGGGGCCGCCGTTATGATCTATTTTATTTCCTGTCTAGGAAAAACGGCTCTACTATATATGCAGTGAAAATGCCGTTTTCTGCAACTTTTGTCACGATTTTGTTTGTTTAAGATTTCTTATCACTGGGGTATACCGGTGTCGGAGCGGCTAGGTAACCCAATTCTGCGGGCGTTCGCAGAAAAGCCCGCAGGGGAGAGGGGGTTGCCCAATGGCAAACCCCGACTTTCGGTATCCCCCTCAGCGGTATGGGCGTAGCCCAGCCGCTGGTCTGGGGGTACCTTATGGCGTCCCCCGCAGCGGTATGGGCGTAGGTAGCCCTGCTGCGGTGGGCGCTGGGGAACTGCATACGGGGGCAAGAAAGGAGACGATTATGTCCCGTAAGACAGTTCAGTTCACGATTGCGAAGGACGCAATCACTACGATGCTGGCAGCCGTGCCGAATGGCTGCTGGTTCTTGTTCCAGAATGTCCGCTTCCAAGGTCTTCAGGCTAACAAGCCTGCCGACTCACGAATGTCGGAGAAGAAGGAACTCGGTTATCGTTTCGTCGGGCAAGCAGACGAGAACGGTCAGATGACCGACCTCGCTGCCACGCTTGAATCGCCAAGCATCACTTGGCGTGAAGACGAAGAGGGCAATCGCATTCAGGGTACGAACTATCCGAGTGTGTTGTTCCGTGGTGACCTTGCCAAGGCTGCCGTGAAGCACGCCAAGGCTTGGGACACGGTGTCCATCTTCGGCAAGGTTGAGACGAGCCGCAAGGTTGATAAGGACGGCAAGGTATCAGTATCAGTCGTCCATACAGCCCTGCTGCTGCTTGACGGCACTCAGGAAGTCAGCACTCAGTTGGCTTCAGATGAGTCCGTTGACTTGTCCATCCAAGCCTAAACAATAACCCCGTAGCAGTTCCCCGCCCCTGCTGGCAGCCCACGCTGCTGGCAGGGGCTTTACTTTTTTCGCCCCGCACCAAGTTTGACTCGACGGGGAACACGTAATGTAACAGATGCAATACGGGGAACACGTTGTGTCCTTTGGTGTAGGGCTGGGGTGATAAGCAGGTAGGTGGGGAAGCGAGCAAGTGTATTACCCCCCTACTGGGAGTTCTTTTAGCACGGCCTACGGCTATATGGGCGTAGCGTGCTAGGGTAGGCGTGCGCGTGGCGTGCGCAGAAGGGAGTATCACATATGACAAGCTTATGTCAGGATTGCGGACGCAATGAGTACGGTTGCGATTGCGTTGCTTTCAAGACAAGTCTAACCTGGCCAACCATATACGGTGGAGAGATAGAAGACTCAGACCTAGTACGGCTTCGTATGAATAAGCCTGCTATTACACTCTTGATTGTAGCGTTGGAAGAACTTAGACACCAGCGTACAGTGAGAGGAAGCAAGGAAGGGGGTGTGCTTATAAGGGAATGCGACGATGTGCTTAGTGCGTTATCGTTGAATGTAATGTTGATGGCACGATTTGTGTCAGAAGGAGAGTAAGATGTCTCAGTACACACTGGTTAAGGAGCACAAAGAGGTAGGCAAGCTGCCTCTGGAGTATATCTACGGCTTTGACGCCGGCCTTGGTGAGTACTTTCTTACCATCGCAGACCCAAATGCTGAAGATTATTTCCCTATTGTAGGCACACTGGCAAATGTGCACGGCAATCGCTACAATATGCTTGACGCTTTTGAAGCGCTTGGCATTACGTACGATGTGCCAACCATTCACCGCGAGCTAATCCAAATGGATTTGCCGCTATAATATTCCGTGCCACGTGCAGGGTGGCTAGTTGCTGGACGAATAACCAGTCGGGACGATAAGGGTGCTGGGCTTGGGCCTAATCAGCAGGGGTGCCAGCACCAACGGGCAGGCGAGAGCCAAAGCCCGTCTCCGCAAGGGGATAAGCGTCAGTCTCACGAGACGAGAGTGTTTACATTCCCCTGCCAGTAGATTGCTGGCAGGGGTAACACTTATAGTAAGAAAGGATAAGGAAATGGGTTACGATATTGTTACAGTTGAAGGCAATGAGGAACAAGCAAAGAAGTTTGCTGCCAAGTACCAGTATACCTATCTCTTTGACAAAGAGACAGGGCAGTTCGTCGGCGGGGGTCAAGTGTACTTCCGAGCCAACATCTGGGCTATGGCACCGCTTCGGCGCGTAATGGACAGCCTGCTATATGTTCTCAACATTGATGAGAAAGATACACAAGAGTTCATTGAATCTATCAGCTGGAACGATGGCCGGCTGGTAACATCAGAGTTTCTTACAAAGGTGCTCGATAAGTTGGACAAAGTATCCAACGGGGCAGTTGAAGAATACATTAAGCCTATTGTTACAACAGTAACACTTGAAATGTGGAACCCAGAGGAAGACTCTAAGGTTAGTATGCTAGTTGAAGGACAGATAGTCCAGCGTGATTACTCGTTGGAAGAGAAAGCCAAGGACACCACTGCTATCGCAATGGAGTTCCTGGATTATATGCGAGTTGCCAAAGACCTTGGCGGCTTTGAAGTTTGGTAAGGAGAAAGTATATGTATCAGAAGTATGAGTATCAAATCGTTCGCAAAGAGAAGAACCCAGATGTATTTAGGATTGAAAGTCCGACACAAGCACATTCACTATTCACTAACTTTGCCGATGAGGCAACGCGTGAATCGTTGTTTGTTCTGCCAGTTGATGGACGCAACAATCTAATCGGCATTCACGAGATTTATCGTGGCACCGCTACTGGTACAAGCGTACGAGTTAGCGAGATTCTTTCATCGTGTCTGCTAGCACAAGGCGTTGGTCTAGTGCTTATTCATAATCACCCAAGCGGTGACAGTCAGGCATCAGATGAAGATGTTCGTCTAACTATGGATGTTCTCAAAGCTTGTAGGTTGATGGATATTGAAATGCTTGACCATCTTGTCATTGGCAAGAACTCATTCACAAGCATTCGTTCGCAGCAGCCTAATATCTGGGGGGGTGAAGAGTAATGTTCAGTCAGGAAGTGTTGCTTGAATACCATTTGGAACACAACATCTTCCCGCCAGTGCCAAGGGATATGTGGCCGTATGTCAAAGCGGCCCTATCCCTGGCACAGGATGGCTATTGGGACCACGAGGTAGCAGTGGACAACAGAGTGTTGACACATGCTATCACGGGGGAAGCCATCCTTGTGCGTGAAGTAATCGATACAATGCGATTATACGATATGGTCGCAGAAGAGGAGTTGTAACATGACACGAGATGAAATGGTTGAAGTGCTAAAGAATAGCAAGGCTATGGAATACATTGATGGCGATGGTCATACTTTGTATAAGCCAGACGCGTTGATTGCGGCGGGGTTCCCGGCAAGCTTTATTAAAGATTATACTTGGGTTCAGAAGTCAGACTATTCTAATCCAAAGTATGTAATCTTTGATAGAAATGGCCAGCCAGTAGACGAGATGACAGCAGTTGCTGCTCTTACTCTACACTATGCCGTAGCTTCTGCGCTTGACCTACAAGGTGGTGTTGATTACGATGACACTATCATTGGTCGTGGCTCACAAGCAGCCGAGTTGTCTCGTGCTATTAGAAAGGTAATAGAAAATGTGTAAAGAGTATAACGGTTGGACTAACTGGGAGACTTGGGTAACTAAGTTATGGTTAGACAATGACGAATATGTATACAATCTTATTTGTGAAATGGTACGAGAGGCAAGGTCAGACGACGGGGAAGGCATCTCCGGCGATGACCTTCACGAGTTTGTCTGGAATACCTGGGACCCAGATGGTATGTATGTGCACGGCAGTTTGTTCTGCGAGTTCGTAGTGTCTGGTATGAACATGGTGAACTGGGACGAATTGGCTAACGCATACAATGCAGATGGATACTAATAGCCCAGCCTTCGGCGGTATTGGCGTAGAGATTTCCTCTATGCGCGTGCGATGGGGTGGCAGAAAGGGGGTACCAATGGTTCTAAATAGTACAGATAAGATTAGTAATCTTGAATGGCAAATCAAAATATATGACCTAAACAATAAACGCAGGTCATATGCATATTACGGTGGCTCACTAATAGAAGTCCTACTGGACGGCGAGCCTCATGACTTTATCAACATTCATAATGTTGGTAAGAACGGCATGTCTGTTTACAGCATGGCAGACCTGCTCGAAGTTATAAATGCTTGGTTGGAAGGAGACATCAATGTCCATTCGGATAACTCCTATTGATGAGTGCAAGCGAAAGAAGCACTTCGTCAAGATAAATGTCTACCATACGGAGATGGTAGAAAAGGTTGTGTTTGTTGAAGATGTTGAGCTAACGGGCAGTGTAGAAGATATCTACAATAGCTTCTCAAAGCTTGACCAATCAGCAGGCTATTACATTTGTAGCCAAGCGTGTTGCGCCAAGTCGGTCGCAGCGACTGGCCTAGTACCAGAGGAGATTGTAAATGTTTAAGAAGAATAAGAAGAAGGCACTCAAAGTTGGTAAGCCAAAGTATTCCGACCTTAAAAATATTGTAACGCAAGTTACAGTTGAGTCGGATATTGAAACAATCAAGAACACATTTAAGTTTTCGTTGCCAGAGATTGGCAGGCAAATTGCCAAGTCCAATAGCTATTATGGTAACACGCTAGTCAAAGCTTCGGGGGTTGCTTCGTCAATCGTACAGAAGATTGACGATCTTACTCCAACATATTATGAGCTTCGTCAGTATCTTGCTACGGAGCTTGGGCTTGCCGAACAGCAGTGGGACCTCACGGGTCCACAGTGCTACAAGCGTGTAGACATTGAGGACTTGTACGATAATGCTAACCTTGAAGTTGAGCTTCATGTGATTGTTACTCGCAAGCCTATCTCTAAGGAGCAGGCGCTCGCCAAGTACGGTATTAAGTAAATGCTAGCGGTGGATAACCGCTTGCTTTTCCGTCGTCAACGACTTGCCACTGCTGCTGCTTATGTCGGGACATATAAGCAGGGCAGTGGCAGGTCCCTCTTGACTCGGTTTAGACAAGCGCTTGACACGCATGGGATAAACACTATATTCCAGTATAGCAACTGGTATCTAAAGTTCCAAGGCAGAATCAATCTTATTGCAGACCAATACGGTTTGGAGTATGAGACTGCGTACGCAGTAGTTGCTGCGTTATCTCCCGGCCTATCGCCGGATGCAAACATCAAGGCAATGGTAAAGTTGCTTGATGGTATGGATAATCTCCAGGCATATCCAAATGCAGTGGAGAAAGCCAAGAGAATCCTAGATACGGGTGACTCGCTACTGCTTGGCAAGATGAAGACGCAAGACTTCTTCCGTGCCATCCGTGCTGGCGGTGAGTGCGGTTTCGCACCCATTGACAGATGGGCAGCAAGAGAGTTCGCTCCGTTCAATAAGAAGGTCAACGGTCTATGGCCTGACGTTGTCCTCAATCTAGGGAAGTACCGAGAAATGCAGGCCAAGTTTAAGCATGCGTCAGAGACACTGGGTCTTTGGGACGCAGAGCTACAAGCAATCTTGTGGGCAGACCGCAGGGGAAAGGAGTAACATGGCAAGCCAGAATAAGGAAGCAAAGACCAGGGAAGTCGAAGTTCCCTATGCCATCTTCAAGATGGGAGACTGGGAGTGGCGTGTGCTAAAGCGCTACCAGACCAGAGAGAAAGAGGCGCAGAACAAGTACGCTATCTGGTTCTGCGCAGTTCGTTCACCATTTACCAACTTCGGTTGGGAGTACGGTGATACATATGTCAACGACATTCCAGGCGCAGTGCCTGGCATGGACTTGACCAGCCTTGTAGTTGAAGAAGGAGAGGTACAAAGTGACCAAGGATGAGTTGATTCAAAAGATTGTTGATGTACAAGATGAGCTAGGTAATAAGGCGATATCGCTATCGTCTATTCAAGGTGATGTTGACGAACTTGACATGAGCTATAACATTGGTTCAATCAAGGAAGCTATCGAAGAAGTCGAAAGCGATGTCAACACTCTTTCAGAATCGTTGGAAGAAATTATCCAAGAGGTTCGTGATTATACCAATGATGATAACAAAGATCATCTTGATGTACACAACCGATTGGTACGAAACTGCAACGATGTCATGAACCTTTTGGCCACCATTACACAGCGTGTCAATACAGTACAGTCTAGGGGCTTTGAGTATTCAAGCTACCACTATGACTATACTACGTCTGACACGGAGAAGAAGCTATCAGATGGTATCCACCGTTTGTACTGGCTTCTCATTGACATTGCTGGATACAGCGATGAGCAGTTCCAGGATAAGTTGATGTTTAAGGAGATTGACTACAAGGTCAAAGAACTAGAGGTCAAGGAAACAACTAATGTCTGAAGAGATAGTCTTGCCAGACATTGAAACTTGTCCAGAATGTGGAAGGGTATTCCACTTGCAAGATACAACCGAAGCACTGGAATGGTTCTTCGGTCATGATTGCGAAGCCAAGTAAAGTACTAGCCCAGCCAGCAAGTAATTGCTGGCTGGGCTATTTTTTTCTGGCGTGTTAAGGCGTAGTTGGTTCCCCCGAAGCGAGAGGTTTCTATTCGACGGGGGATTTATCGCCCATGATACGGCTCGTAGTCTACGCTCACCCATATTGCGCCACGACTTAGGCGATAACCGAGGGCTATGAATGCGGCGGGGGACAGGTCGATATACCCATCCCCTTTTCTGCTGCAAAGGCAATCCCTCACCACCACCATGACACAGTTGTGCACGCTGCACACTCGTGCCGGGTATGGCTTGGTGTGGTAGTTGCGGAAACCAGGAACCGCTGCGTACATGACCAGCTCTCCGCTCTTGTATGGAGTGCATGTATTTCTATACCCCTGGTAGCAGTGCGTGTGTTTTCCGCGTGACCCGTACCACGTAGCCTTTACCTTCTCGTGGTATCCACTTGGTGGCGCTACGGCCAAGAGGATAGCGAGAACTGCGGCGATCAATTGATTGCTTCGTTCTTCTTGCTGCGCTTTGCAAGAACCCTCTGCGCCTCATTGAACTCTTTAGGAAACTCACGCTTGAGCATGTCCTTGAACCCACTCATCGCGTTGACGCTACCATCCCGGACTCCTCTGTCGTACGCTTCTTGAATAGCTTTTTGTACCTCGGCCAGTGCGTGCTCGCACATGCCGTGTGCGCACTCGCAATCGTACTCAATGTTGATCCTGTCTTCCATTACATTACCCCCTTAAACGTTGCGGTCGGTCGGTGGAACATAAGATCTGCCCTACCGGTTGGACCATTGCGATGCTTCGCTACCTTGCAGTGGACCGTCTCCACCGCCAAGTCAAGCGACACATCGGTTGATCGCCACAGCATGAGCACCACGTCGGCGTCCTGCTCGATGGCGCCTGAGTCACGCAAGTCAGAGAGCTTCGGCTCATTGTTCTCACGGTACTCAGATGAACGACTCAACTGCGACAGCGCCACCACTGGCACGTCCAGTTCACGAGCCAGGGCCTTGAGGCCACGGCTAATGTCTGCCACATCATACACCCGATTGCCATCCTTGGTTTGCTTATCGGGCGCCATCAGTTGCAAATAGTCCACGATGATCAGGTCAAGCCCATGCTCAGCCTTAAGGCGTCGGCACTTGGATCGCATCTCAGATGGGCTAGAGATGGATGAATCTTCCACCCTTAGCCCACTCTCCCTAATGCCTTTGGCTACATCAAGCACGTTGGTTAGCGCGCTCATGTCTAGGTTGCCATGCCGTATATCATGCAGTGATACACCAGACAGAGACGAGATGAGGCGGCTGCCGATCTCCTCCCTGCTCATCTCCATAGAGAAGATGGCAACAGACTTCTTCTGCTGCATGGCTGCGTCTGCTGCCATCGCTGTTGCTAGGGCTGTCTTGCCAACGCTGGGGCGAGCAGCAACAACGATCAAGTTGCCGCGCTGCCAGCCACCAACGATGCTGTCGATAGCAGGGATGCCGGATGACACCCCATTTGCTCCACCAGCCTGCATGAACTGCAGGCGACTAAGTGTCTCGTCCATGATCTGCTGCATGTCAGCAAACCTACCAGCAGTACGAGACTTGCTGATATTCATGATGAGCTTCTCGGCCTCAGCCATCGCCTCTTCTGGTGTCTTGCTGCCAGACGACAGCTCAGCCACCTTGGTGGCAACATTGCGCAGTGCGCGGTACGTTGAGTTACCGATAACAATGCCCATGTACGACTCGTAGTTGAGACTGTTGGGTGTGTCCGATGACATGGAAGATACGTTGGTGTACCCACCTGCATCAGCCAGCGTGCCGGCAGACTCAAGCTTGTCGGTAATGGTGACGATGTCTAGGGCTGTGCCCTTCTTCACCAGTTCCTTGATGGCTGCGAATACAACCCTGCACTCACGGTCATCAAAGTCATCCTCGGTTACACGGTCAACGACATTCTTAGCTGCGTCCCCGTCGATGATGCACGCGCCGATTAGCGCTCGCTCGCTTGCTCTCGTTGATTGCATAAGCCTCCTCCTTACTGAATGACCACTGCCCCCCTGGAACATAGTGTGTCTGATGTAAGCATATCACCCTGCCATTGCCAGTGTCAAGCATGCCGCCATGATCAGGTTCAATCGGACACTGAATGCCGCTGTACTGTTGAGACTGGGAAGAACGAGCCTTCGTGACCCTCTTCCCAGGCCGATTTAGGATCTGGATGTATGATTGTTTCGTCACCGCATTGTACCTCCACTATGGGGCCATGCACGCCCTCTTCCTTACTGATGCTGCACATTGCAAAGCACCGGTACGTTTCGCAGAACAAGAAGCTTTCGTACTTCCCATCAAGCCCAACCCCTGGAACGTGCCCTAACTCTGCAGCCTTAGACATGGCAGACAGTTCCATCTGCCCCATCTCGCTCTGCCTTCGCATCTGCCCCCGTCGCTTGCCGAGGTGCTTGTTGTAGCTATCGACTATCTTCGGATCGTACGCTATCTTCGTCATCTGTAGCCCCTTTCGTTTCATCATAGCTGACCTCATTGACTGGCCTTGGATAGCCAGTCAAGTGGTAATAATCAATGCCCATGTCTTTGCAGTATTTGCGCAATGACATGCCCTTCTTCTCCGCATCTTCCATAAAGAACTTTAGTAGCGGGTCAGGACTCTTCTTCATCTTTGAACCTCACAAGTTTCCTGACAGATGGGTATATCTTTATAGCCTCTGCCATCGCACTAATAGTCTTTGCTTCAGACATGAACTGTCGCAGCAGGTTGAGATAGCACTCAGCCCATTGTGACCCATGCTGACCTGGCGTTGCGAGATGGGCAACCTCGTGGATAAAGGTGTCCTCATCTGCAGGATTGGTGCAGAAGGTTAGGGAATCTGTGTTCGCCTCGCCCAATGCGCACTGCCTGCCCCTTGCCGGGTCGTCATGCCAGTGAATTTCTATCTTTGCTACGCGCACACCAGCCACCTTGGCGATGGCAACAATGTGATCCACGCCCACGTTCCATTGCTTGCGATACCATACCGGAGCGTCCCCCTTGAACTCGACCTCAGGCCTTTTGTGTTTTGCGCCAGGCATCCGCAAGCTCCTTTACCTTTTGCTCTGCTTCCTTTTGAGTGAGCACCTCTTCGCCACTACCAACCTTATACACGTCGGGCTTGTCGCTGTAGAAGGCGGTGGCCTTCCATCCCTTCTGGGTATATATGAGCACAAGCTCAGCCCACCTTTTGCGACCGAACATAATCTTGATAGTGGCGAAGTTGGGAATCATTAGATCTCGTAGGCTAGTCCGCCATCGTCATCGTTGGCAAACTCCTCATACGCATCACCATAGTACTCGCCTGCCCGTGCAACTTCGCTCCACTTACCCTCGCCCAGTGCGATAAGGATCATGGCATAGTTAGCGATGTCAACAAGCGCATCTCGGACTCCGTCAGTAAACCAATCGTCAATGACAATGGCTTCGCCGGAATCAATAACACCATTCAACTCGTTGGCAATTCGGCTCACCTTGTCCGACGCCAGACGAGAGAAGACACCATAGGCGCCCAGCGACTCGATGTTTGATGGACCATAGCCTTGCTGTCGCTCGACCATGATGTTGAGAGCATTGTCGTAGAGCCCCTGAAAGTACTCAACGAACTCACTCGGTACGCGATTGTTCCCCTGAACCATAAATAAGTTCCTCCAACTCTAATGCTACACTATCTGTGACTACCTGAAACCTAACCATGAACATGCGTCGGCAGTCTTGACACATGTACAGCCGGACCGACATGCCCGAATGGAACACGTACTCTGGCGCACGCATTGGGCGCACGTTGTACCTGTCGCAGTTTGGGCATGCCAGTCCTAGCTTCATCGCCGCTTATCCAGCAACGCGAACGTTAGCAGAGATACGCCTAGCGCCAAGGGCGCGTTAGCCGTGACACCAGCCACGATTCCCAGTACTCCGACAGCAGGAACCGCAGTGTCCCTAGTGCGCGGGTGCTGCGATACTGTGCGTACCGCAGATACGACCCTAGCCCGGAACCCATCATCTTCTTGCTGCGACTCATTCGGTGTCGTCGCCATCGGCAATCTCCGTAATCTTCAACGCAACGCCAGCAGCCAGAGCTACTACGTTGTCAATAGGTACATTCACTGGCTTCTCGTCGCCCTCTGGCTTGAGGTTTGAGTACTCAACCAGAAAGGTAGCGAGAGCCACGCTGAACGCACGACTCCACTGGGCAGTGGCCAGAGCCACGCTACGCCCCTTCTTGCTTGCCTTCGGTACTGCCATGCAGTTTCTCCTTAATCACGAGCCAATCTTGCTCGTCCATAATCACCACTGTTCGGCGTGGTGTTCCCGGCCCAGGTGCATCCCCGATTACCAGATAGGCTACCTGGTCAGCGGTTACCTTGATCGCCTTCAACCATTTCCAGTATTTCTCACTGAACATAGTGCCGACCTTGGTCTGAATCTTATAGAGTCCGTCAATGCTTACGTCGTCTGGCCCACCATACATTCCAGTGCGCCGACCGCCGTGCTTCTTGGCGACCTCTCGTTCGAAGGCGTTACCCCTCTGTCGGTTCCTCCGACCCTGTATCGCTAGGTCCTTCATTACTCCCATCAGTTTCTGATCCATCCTCTCGTCCAGATTCATCTCCCATCCCTTCCCAGTCAAGCCTAAACACTGGCATGCCAGGCCCAACAAATTCACGCGTCAGCTTATCGAAGACCTCTTCTGCCGCAGTAAATGCGGCAGGTAGATCATCCGGCGTTGCGTTGCCGTTATGCCCTTGGATAAAGTCAAGGGCCTTAGATACTTCAGCCTGAAGGATGATGGATTGACTGTAGATGGCAACGATCCTGATCTCGCCAGAATCTGTGATCTGCTCGCCCCAATCAATGACTGCGTAATCGTAGCCATCAATCAGGACAGGCAGCTCGTCGCGCTTATCTACGACGTCAGGACCGCGCACGGAGCGGACCCCAAATCAGAGGGCTAGCCTCATTGACCAGAAGGATATACCCCTTCTTGTTGCCGTCCTTGCTTGTTTGCTCAGACAGTGCGCCAATGACATGGATGTGCTGTCGAGGATCGTTAGCCTCTGAGTTCACAACCTTGTCAAAGATCTTCTGAACATGACCAGCGGTAGCCTCGTCCATGATGTACAGAGTTACGCGCTCATAGCGCTCTGGTGCTGGACCATTGCGCTGATCTTTAGGCGTACCCGCCCAGTAGTCATACGCATAAGACTGCATGCTACCGAAGAACTTCCAGACATCCTTGCCTGCCTTGGTCTTCTCCTTGATTGGGCTGACCTTATCTGTCAGCCAAAGATCTACTCGGTCAAATGACATTAGAACTCCACTCCTTCCCACTCACCGGTTGCCTTCTTTGCCTTCTTCTCAACAGGCTTGACTGTGTCGCCAAAGATTTCCTTGGCGGCTGCTGCCACAACGCTGTCATTCTCTGGGTCATCGCCAGTAGGAATGAGGAACGCTGTTAGCAATGCGTACTTAATCGCACCAGTTGTTGCCTTGTACGGTGCCTTATCTCCTGAGTCAGCGCCAGTACCTACGGACTGGAAGTCCAAGGTCTCACCGCTGTCGCCGTCAATAAAGCGCCACGTGAAGCGGATGGTAAGAGTCGACTGCTTCTCGCTTGGAGTGCGACCGCTATCAACGATGTCGGCCCCAACCGGAAGCATGATGACGTTCTTCGCCGCCAGCTTCTCGCGCACAGCATCTGCAACCTGAGATGCCATGACGTACTTATATCCCTGGGCTTCGTTCTTGCCACCCTTGGCAATGTAGCCGATCTCGCCCATGATCTCGGCTAGCTTCAGTGCGAGCTTCTTATCGCTCATCATTCACCCCTGCACTTTGTGAGGTACTCACAGTGACCGCACGGAAACTTCCACTCCCCTGTTTTCTCGGACCTAACCTCCTCCACTGGGAGAGCAGGTGGAATAGTATCACGGTACTCTCCATTAAGCAAGTCCAAAATGGAAAGCGCCTTGGTCCGCCACTCGTCCTCAACGATGAACTCCTCTGTCGCAAGGTCATCGGCGCGAACGTAAATAAGCCTGGCACCGTGCGGCTCGCCACGCATGCGGCCAATGGCCTCTGCGTAGATTGCTGCCTGCACTTGATGCTCAGGCTTGGGGATATACTTCCAGGCATACGCCTTAACGGACTTATATTCCCAGACTTCCTTTGTGTCGTCAGCCCATGTGACGACTGCGTCTGCATTCCCAGCAAAGTCAAGCTCTGGGATTTCGACGGGCACCTCCTCCTCAAAAGACTTCAGAAACTCTGAGCCCCTCAGCCTTGAGTTAAGAGATGCCGCAATAATATGGCCGCGCTCGAATGTGCGCAGCACATCCTCCGACCGTGGGTTAGTGATAGCTTCGCCATGAGCGTAGTACCACTGTTGGCGCATGCATCCGCCGAGTAGCGACCCGCGCCACTTGGCCTTGCCTGGCCTGTCCTCTCGTGCCTTGACCAATTCATGTTGGTACAAATCCCCTACGAGTTTCTTCATATCTACCCCTTGCCCCTTGCTATAAGACCCCGGCAGGAGGGGCGCCCTGCCGGGGTGTCACCTATTCTAGGTTCAGGATGGAGTCTACAATATCTTTCCAGTTATTGTCAAACCTCACAGCCTTATCGTCTACGTAGGCCTTGGCTACTGGCTTACCAGCGCCAACCCAGATCTCATTGTAGGGCACACCCCACTGATCTAGTAGCCTGCGCATCTCGTCTATCCGTTCAGCCCTATCTTCAAACTTTTCCCATGCCCTAGCTGAATGGACAACAATCTTGTATCCGTTGTTTCGCAGTCGGTTAAAAGCTTCTACCACTCCTTCCGCTGGGAACACGGTCCCAAACGCACGGACTGCAATGGTGTCGTCGAAGTCAACACAGATGTTGACCTTGGCTGCCTTGTCACCGTCTACCATTATCGGTGCATGATGTGGACCATCGGCTTGAGCTTAGCGTACACATCCCGAAGGACAAGCACGTCAGCCTCGCAATGCTCAATGATCTTCTTGAACGCCGCCTTGTCGCCATGATCTGCATCGTCCCATGTGCGAGGATCGAGCGGAGTCTTCTTGTTCTCCACGCCGAAGTACTTGGACACGTTGTCCAGGCTCTTGCGGCCAATGGCAATAGAAGATCCGGTTGCCTTGTACATCAGGTCAACGTGCATGCGCGGCTCATATGGGCGGAACCCATGGAACAGCATGCGCGAGTTAAGAACAGGAACGTCAAACAACTTTGAGTTCCACCCAACAATCACGTCGTACTTGTCCAGTTCTGCACAATACGCCTTGACAAGTTCACTGTCGTCAAGCCAGTCCTTACCCGGATGGGTGTCGTGGCTAAACGTGGTGACTCTCCCAAGGCTATCTGCAATAGAACCGCACAGCATGCGGCGCCAGTTGCTGAACGTTGTCTCAATGTCAAAGTACGCAATGTCAACACCAACAAACTCAGGACTCTTTGACGGAGTCACGGTTGGCCGGCGCTGGTCATCCAGCGACTCTTCAACGTAACGCTTGTGGAACTTCTGCACCTGATCCTTGCTCATGTTAAGCAAGCTTCCGATCTTGGTGAAAGACAGCCCCTGCTCCTTGAGCGAGCCTACTCGCTCTACGAGATTTGCCTTCGCCATGTTCTTCTCCCTTTGCTACGCAGGAAGTCCCTGCTATCTCCACCATACCACCCGATAGGCTATGGTCAATGCCTAACCTACTGTTTCATGGCAGCAAAGTACCGACCGTTGAGCAACTGGATTGTTACATCCTCTGCCCCGTCGACCGGAGACTTGTAGGTCACTCCAGAAATTATATAAATTCCGGCTAATATATTACTGCTGTTATTAATATCTATATTATCCCGTCTAATATATACTCTAACAGCATCTCCTAGAAAGAAATCCTTGAACGGATTAAGTCTATCGCGTTCGATCTGTATCTGCAAGGTCCCAGCCACATTAAAGTCCTTATGCTGCTCAAGGTATCGCTTGGCCCCTTTGTCAGCATCGTTGGAGTCAATGAATCCCGTCTGCCCTGTCAGGCTTGGGGCAAGGCCAAACTCTCTTTGTGAAGTTTCGTCATATGCGTTTGAACCTTGCAACCGGACCCCAGTCATGGCAGTATATGTACCAGACAGGAATGGAGTTGAGGAGATAATGCGAACCTGGTTCTTGATCTGGCGCCCATCAGTGTTGTATCGGAACTCACCGATGACACCTGGATACTCTAGGGTTAGGGTTGCCACGTCACCCATAGCTGGGTTTACTACTAACTTACTAGCATCAGAAGGATTACCATTTGCCTTGCGCATTCCAACAAAGTTAAATACAGCACGCTTTGGAAGATCAATGCTTAATTCTGACGTGCCAACTGGAACCCTATCGTTCTCTGCCATCTGCTTGTCGCACATGGTTCGCAAGAAGTCAGATACATTTTCTCCAGTTGTGAAGTACCTAATCTTATTACTTGGCCAGCTACCGACAACTTCAATACTAGCCCAGTTCATTCGGCCAACAACGGTGCCATCTGCCAGGTCTGGCTGGTCGAAGACACCCTCGTTAGCGGTGGTTAGGAATCGGCTAAAGATATTTTGCAATGTCTCAGAGCGCAAGGCTAGCGGAGATTTGTCCTGGTTGAATGGTGCGGCAGATCCGCTCTTGAGGTTATGATCCTGACCGTCGTTGACTAGCGCAGTGGCGATTGCAGTAAACTCGTACGTCTGCCCATCTGTTAGGATTGGCAATTTGTATTGCGCTACAGTCGGCGCAACGTATCGAGTCATGCCGCCGACGATAACGCTGCTTACCGTATGGTCTACTGAAGAGTCAACACCAGGAGCGCTTGGTGGCGTTAGGTCTACATTGTTCGTGCCAGTCTTGTATAGTTCAATCCAGAATGGCATTTCAACAGACCGGTGCTTATCTGTTGATAGCGTACCGTATCCAGATGTGGCTGAGCGCCATAGGTAGAACGAGCATACCTCTCCGCCCGGAGAGGCAATGATGCTAACCACAACGTCTTTGATTGAGAAGTCTGAAAGGATTGTAGAGTCAGTAGTGTAGTCGTAGAAGTCGTTATCAACACCAGCCGTGCCTTGTTGCTTAGCTCGTTCAATCCGCACTACGCCAGTAAGGATATACTTCTCGTTCTCTTCGTCGTATCTGCACACAAACCTATTAGCAATTGATGGCGCTGTGGTATTATCAAATGTTGTGCCAGTAGGATAGAACGATTGACCGGGCCAGTAATTCCCGTTGGTCATTGTCGTTGACGTCTTATCCTCAAAGTAGATGCCGATTGGTGTCCTGTCTGCGAGTGCAGTCCCGTTAGTGTTCTTAGAAATAGCAGGCTCTCGACCAGTGATGCGCGTGATCTCAAGCCACTTCTTGGTCTCTTCCTTATAACGAAACAGTCCAGTTGAATCGACATCTGAGCTAGCCGTAGTGTCGGTCTCGTACTCGATGTAAAGCTTAGGGCGCTTTGAGGTGGTGGCGTACTTGGAGCCGAAGAACTCAAGCCCTCGACCTACGGTCTGCTCGGCAGAGTTCTTCAGGCGGATGCCGTAGTTTGTGCTACCGCTCTTCCATGACTGTACAATTTCAGTGATATCGATCTCGTACAGGGCGTTGTTGGTTATACCAGTAAACGCTTTAGTGATTACAGGGGTGGCTACGTTAACGTCGACCGACGTCCAGTCACATGCAGGATACGTGGAATCTTGATAAAAGCCCTCTGTCCCCTTGGCAGTCTCAACAGTCCAGTCCTCAGTAGTCATGCGCTGGATTTGCAGGTTGCGAGAGGTAGACGATGTCTTGCTGACGTGGCCGTAGGTGCTACCGTACAGGCGGAGAACGGCCTTGGTAATGCGTGTGCTTGCAGCCCAGTTGGCGTTGGTGGTTAGGTCGAATCGGAGACCGCCACGTATGGTGTAGGTTGTGGTAGTGCTGATGGCACCAAGGGCAAGGTGTTGCTCCTCGTCATGCGAGTTCCAGTCAGAGCTTACCGTAGACAGATCAGATGTGTTGGCAATAGTTGTGAAGGAGCGACCGACCCCAGCAGTGGCCATGTCCAGGGTAAAGTTCCCCGCTGCTGTGGTAGTGGTCTGACCACCAGATCCGTAAATCAAAGGGCTAGTGGCGCCAGTAGCAGCACCAAGAACCTTTGTGTAATGCGTATTCATAACGCCAATGTAATCTGACCCAGCAAATACGACTTCGTCACGGCTAACATCTGCGCCAGTAAGCAAACCAGCCCCTACTAAATCGTAGGAGCCAGTATCATGGTTCAACCGTTCAATCTTGTAGTGACGCTTTAGCGGTACAAACTTCTCGATCTCTGGATGGTTAATAGGCAGCGTCCAGTACGCACTGCCTTCATCATTTGCCAGCACCTCTGATCCGATGTTCTTTGCGTCGTAGACGATGGCAATCTCGTTGCCTGGCCCACGGTTAGTGCCAATATCAAAAAGGCGAATCCTGGTATGCGTTACTCCAATGGTCATAGCCAGGTCTCGTAAAAGCTGACGGTTAGGCTACCAGCATTAGATGTATACGATGTTGATCCTGGATATACCTGGAAGTCTCCGGTTGTGCCAAGGTGGTCAATCCTGCAGTTAGTTAGAAGCATCTTGTCCATCTCTGCAGTGAACGATCCTGTAGCGGTTGGAATAATGGTGACGGTAGACGACTTGCCACCGGAAGACCAAGTCACAACAACAGGCGTGTCAATTGTTCCAGTGCCACTAATGATTGCGTATGTTGATTCTGATCCACGGTTTACATTGCCAACAGTGCGTAGAGACGTATGCGTTTTGTGTGGATCTGGAGCAATTAGTGGAATGACTACGCGCTGAGAGAAACCGCCAGTCTCCATGCCGACAGACATGGCACGAGTGGCGCTGTACTGGATTAGGCCAGTAGGTCGAACGCCCATCTGCAACTCAATGCCATATGGGAAGTCTGCCCCCTGGGCACGAGTTGGCTGGTAGAAACGCAAAGGCCTAACTCCATAGGTCGTAGTCCAGGAGTTAGGCATAGGGGATAGTGCTTTGGCTAGGACATCCATCTGATCCCAGAAGTCGCCAAGCGTCTCTCCGTACACAGATACAGCGAGTTGGATTTGGCGTGCTCCAAGGTACGGCTCAGTATAGTCAACGCCATCACGCAAGGCGCGTTGGTCCAGGTAGCCGCGCACTGGCGATGCCTCATACCCAGCCTGATCCAACTTGAATCCGGTAATGGGCTTCGGGCCGCGCTTCATGTCGGCAAGGTTATTGATGTCTACGTATTCTGTCGCAGACGTGTAGATCTTTACAGGCTTGGTGAAGTCCATTAGCCTACCTTCTTAAACTTGCGCAGCCTCCCGATGAGTCGCTCGTAGCGCCCACGTGCGACTGTGTAGATCTGGTTTGCTGCAGGGACGGTGACGTCGCTGTTGCCAGGATTGACCTGCCACTGCTGGAACATTGATCGGTCTGTCAGTAGCTTATACATTCCTTCAGACTGAACGAAGTATCGGACAGCCTGCTCTGCGTCAGCGTCTAGTGTGTCAACAGTCCAGTTACCATAGCCCATAATGCGCAGGTGGCTGGTGTTGCCACTGAATCTGTTTGGCTGCAGGTACACATTGCCAGCGTGGATCTCCCACCCACCGGCTGGTCCTTCGCCCATGCTTGGATCAATGCGGTCAACAAGGTTGTACCACTGTCGGATTGGGCTGACCGTCTCGTCGATCTGGTTCTGTAGGCAATCAATTCTGTAGATAGTATCAAAGCCAGCTGGCAACGCGATGGTAGTGGTGTGCGTGCCGCTGAATGACTGAGGGATTGCGACGATAGTGGTAAGTTCTTTTGGATAGATTCTGGAGATTTCGGCAAGCGCAAGATCAACCAGGTCAGTAAGTTCCTGGTTGGTGAATGCTCTATCGTAGCCGTCGGACGTGCCGGTATCTCGTAGGTCTCGTCTAAGCTTTACGATCAGTGTATCAATTGCTGCCATTCTATCTCCTTAGTGAGGTCCCCCAGCCGACACATGTCGACTGGGGGTGTCCTCAAGCCTATTACAAGGCGGTTGCGCGGGTCTCGAGGCGCAGATAGCGGGTCTGGCCAAGGGACGTCTGCGGAACAACGTTGCTTACGTAGGCATCGCTGACTGCGGTCGAGCCGACGTTCGATGCCGTCTTGGCATACGAGATCGTCGTGCTGGTCACAGCAGTGACGGTGAACGTACCATTGAAGGTTGCGTCAACGCCAACGACCTTGATCGTCTCGCCGACGAAGATCCCGTGGGCAGCGCCCGTGGTGATCGTCGCAACGTTGGACGTGAGGGCCTTGTTGGTGATGACAGCAGCCTTGTCGCGGCCACTGTACTCGCTGACAGCAGCTTCACCCATGATCATAGCGCCGAAGCGGAGCTTGTAACCAATGAGTGCACGCTGGCTGAGCGGGTCGGTGTGGTCGCCACCAGGAGCAACGAAGTACGTCTGCATCGTCTGCGAGTCGCCGACGACGAATGCGTCAGGACCGAAGAAGAGTGCCGAGTAAATCGTGATCGGTGCCGAGGAGCTGTTGTTCTGGGTGAACGTCTTCGCGTCGTTGGCGACGAGGAAACGGACGCCAGAGTAGGCTCCAATTTCACCCGACAGCATGTCAAGCGGCTGGGTGTACTTCGTAGCTTCAAGGAAGCCGTGTCCCGAAGTATCCGTCAGCAAGTCGAACTGCTGATTTGGGTGAATGATGCAGCGATAGAAACCATCCGGGAACGGAGGAATGTTCGCTGCCTTGAGTCGGGCAACAGCCTTCTTGACCTCAAGCCCATTGAGCTTGTAGTCCTGTCGTGCTGCGCCTTCGCCAATGTTGTTGAGCGTTGCGTCGGCAAGGCCGAGACGGGTTGTAACCGCCGTGCCATCCGAAGACTTCGATGCGTAGTAAACGCGGGCCGTGCCGGCGTTCATTACGTCTCGGACGATCGCGTCCATTGACTTAGCAGCGGCGAACGAAACGCGCTCCGCTGCAATGCTGACCAGGTCGTGTGGTGAGTCGAGCTGAGCAATGTCAGAAAGGCTCGTGTACGAACCGTACTGCTTCACTGAGAAGTACTCAGTCGTCACCGACAGGTTAATCGTCGGATCAGGCGTGACACCTTCAGAAAGCTCGGTCAGGTTGTGGGAAATATCCGGGTAACGCACGTAGCGAATCCGGTCGGTGCCCTTAACGAACTGCCCTGGAACGTAGTTCCCTGGCACAAGGTGCACCATTCGGCTCCGGAGTTCCTGCGCGATCTGCTGAGAAACAAGTTCCTGAACGAGCTTCTGGAAGGCATTGGCCTCAGAGCCGTTGAAGGAGTTCAAGTTATTCAGTGCAGGACCGGAGAGAGTTGTGGACGTTGCCATACTTTATCTCCTAAAGTTCAGCCCACGGGTTACCAATGACGCGTAGTGCCTCCTTGATATCCTCAGGCTTCATCTGCTTCTCCTTTGCGACATTCTTCTTAGGACTGTTCGCATCGGATACTGTTTCGGTGGAACCGCCACCGATAGCGGATTTCATGAACTTTTCGAATGCGGCTGCCTGAGCCTCCTGATCCAACTCTTTCACCTGCTCCGCAAATTCGAAGTAGGTTGGGTACTTGGACTTCAGACGCTCTCGCTCGAACTCGGCCTTGGTAGCTTGTAGCTCCTTCTCCAGTTCTCGCGCTCGGCGCTCCGCCTTCTCAAATTCTGACAGGGAGGCTTCCTCTTGGGCAGCCTTCCACTTTGCCAGCTCTTCGTACTTGGCCCGGAACTCATCGGCTGCCTTCTTTGCCGTCGTGAGTGCCTGGTCCTTTCCTGCAAGACGACGCTTCCAAGTGGCAATGTCTTCCTCTGGCTCAGTGGCCTGCGGCTCTGGAGCGGGCTGCTCCACCGCTGGCGACTGATCCTTGGTCGCATCTGCGACTTGATCTAGCTCGGCCATGCTTGGCTCTCCTTTACTAACTATTGGTAGGAACTGCCTACCGCAGCGTTGTTATTGCGTTTCCGGTATCTTCTTTCTTGTAACCGGAAAGTATCTCTTGTAGGCCACTGATTGCAGTGCTTGCGCCGCCGAACAATCCTGTATCGCTGAATGCCTTAGGCACTTCACCGAACATGCTCGCCGCCGTCAACTGATCGTAGCCCTGTCGAGAGACGGTAGAGATAGACCGCCTCAACCAACCTGGGACACCCACACCAATATCGTCTGGGTGACCTGGGATTAGTTGCGATAGAAGGAATAGATAGTCCGGTCGCTGCATCCCCTTTGCCTCAAAGTCAGGTGCAAAACCCTCGCTTGCAAGGTACTCTGTGATCTTGCTGTATGCCTGGTATCCAGCGCCTGGAGCGATGGCACCAAACGGTCGCCAGAACAGGAAGCGAGTAGCTTCTGGGAGAACCTTACCGAACATATACGATAGTGGATACAGACCTAGGAACTGATGGTTCATGGTGCGCTCTACCAAGCCACGATCTGGATTAAAGTAATTGACCTTATCCATCTGTCGTGCCGCTTCTTGATAGCGGAACTTTGTGGCCCTGAAGAACGCCTCCTCTGCTCCGTGATCCTGAATCAATGTGATCGCAGAGTCGTGTAGCGTACGTGCAATGCGCCTTGTTTGCGACTGGATACCAACTCCGCGCATCTTTAGAAGGTTATTTACAACGGAGTTGATCTGTGCGGTGGCGTCCGCGGTGCTCATGTTGAACAATCCGTTGCCGCCTGCTCGGTCAAAGATTTCCTGAACCACAGCTCCCATACTTCGGAACTTCATGCCGTACCTACGACCATGCGCGAGCGCCTGCATGACGTCATCAAAGCGCTCTGCCTCGAACAACTGCGGAGCCCATGTCCTATACAGTTCACGAACAATCAACTCGTCAAGCTGAGACTTTGTTGCTTGGCGACCAAGGCCATTAATCACTTCATCTTTAAACTTGGTGACTGCCTGGTTTAGATTCTTGTAAGATTCAGATCCCTTAATACCATCTACACCATATGTTGGCAAATCTCGCTTGACCAAGCGTGCTGCGTCTTCTACTTCGCGCAGGTTCTTCTCAAGCTGAGTTACCTCGTACCCTGCTGCCCTTGCTTCGTCAACCACATTGATGCGAGCAAGCCGCACGAAGTCTCGCGGCCTTCCGTTAAGCAGCAACTGCATAGCCTCTGGGCTTTCAGAGAATGGGGTGAATACTTCAGCAGACGCTCTAGCTCGAGCAAGGCCAGTTGCTGAAGGACGCACGGCCCATCCGTATCCAGGAGGAGTAAGATGGTCGAAAGCCTCTCCGCCCCAGCCTAGGTCAACCGCTCGTCGGTGTTCGCCAAGATAGCCAAGGAACATGTCAAGTTCGTCATTGCCGTATCGAGCCGCCAGTTTTACGTAGTGATCCGGGTTTGCCTTGGCGATATGAGCAGCCCAATCCTCAGCAGTAGTTTTGATTGCCATCATGTCTCGATGGGCTTCCTTAAACTCTGCGATGTTGTCAAGGATGCTGCCGCTACCGCTCTTGCGCAGTCGGCGGATCATGCTGATCACACTATCTTCGCTGATTGACTCAACGAGCGTGCTTGGAATACCACTGCGGCTGGCGACCATAGTTCCGAAAGCGGCTTCGTGCATGTTCTTTGCAATCGTAGATCCGCGCTCTCCAAGCATGTTTCGAATAGCTTGTGGATCTGCAATAATCTTGAAGCCACCCTCACCATCCGGCACGCGCTTGCTGAATCCTGCCTTGATGAGCGACTGCTCCATGTCTGCTCGCCTAATACCGCGAGCCTCTCCAAAGAACGGAGACTCAATGACTTCTTGAATCCAGAAGAGTGGGTTGTAAGCGTACTTAAGTGTAGGGTAGAAATTTTCTGAGATAACTGCAATGGCCTTGCCCATGCCAATGCCTGGAATTCCATTGGCCTTGATTTGTCCGGTAATCCATTGCGTTACACCAGACGTAGTAACATCGCCAGCATATGCGCGAAGTATCGCTGTGTCAATATCTAAGCGAGGATTTCCGCTAGCCACTGCGTCTGACAACCGCTTAACCCAACTGTCACCAGGGTTCAACTCTCGGATCGCAGCATCTGCTGCGTTCTCAATGTCTGACTTTCCACCGAAGGAGCTAACCAGACCGCGTGTCCCCACTCGCTTCTGCGCTGCTAGTTCGTTGATCTTTGCATCAAAGAGCGCAATCTCGTCTGGAGTCATATACGGAGCCAGGACAGACACAAGCTTTTGTCGTGCTCGTCCAGTAATCTCAGACTGATACGTTGCGCCAAACATCCGGCGTAGAGAGTTACCAAAGAATCCTTCGGTTGGTCGGTTTTTAAAGACATGCAGTCCATCGACAAAGTCTGAAGTGATGTCTACGTACGGCATGGTTGTCTGCATGACAATCTTGCGAACAGTTCCCAAGGCTGGATCTGGGACGCTCATCGTTGTCGGAACCTTGATGATACCGTCTTCCGGCGCAATCCCCAACCTATACCCTGATGCGCGGACCGAATCGTCGAGACCGCTGATGTCGGCTGCGTTGCCACCTGCTGCTACCCATGCGTTCTTTACGGCAACAAGGTCTCCCTCTTTGGCCGCAACAAATGCTGCATCGTTTGCAAGAGATGAATCAAGCAAAGCCTTAACCTGCCCAGGTGTAGCTGCCCCACCTCTAGATCCGTACTCTAGATTGCGGACATCAGCAAACTGTTCGGCAGCATGCCTGGCCCAGATCGCCAATGCAGAATTTGGATCAAACGTCGCGCTCCTGCCAAGGATTGGCCGCAATGCTGCAATCATCTTATCAGGTAGCCCAAGTGCTGCTAGATCGTCAACTGTTGTGCTTGCGTTATTGAGCATGGCATGAGCCTGCAGCCACTTGCTAACTTCTGTATCAATAAGGCTGTCTGCCCTAAGAATAGTAAGACGTGCAACTTTTCCATTGCCAGCAATGATGCGCATCTGGTCATCTGTGATGATCCTGCCAGTTAGACGCTGCACTTCTTTCTTTGCAGCGGCTTTCTTGACATCGTTCATCGCATCAAATCCTTGAGCCACAGAGAATACGCGTCGCACATTCCCGGCTCGATTGATTACGAAGCCGTATCGAAGGTGACGTGCAAGAGCCATTTGTCGCCCAAGCTCTGCGCGTAGTTTGAGATTCTCTGTAACAACACCGGTTTCACTGAAGTACTTACCGCCAACAATGCGACCATTCTCAAACCTGGCTCCGCCAAGCCACGTATTAGCAATATAGTCCAGCTGCTCTGGCGTTGCAACAACTCGCTTTCCAAAACTTGAGATGGCGGTAGACGATGCATTTGCAAGTTCGTCCGCAACACCGATAATGTCTGTGGTCACAATGTTATTTGCACGCAGAGTGCTAACAGCGACGGATTCATCTACTGCACCCTGAACAAGAAGACCAGTCATACGCTTAGTCATCTCATCGGCATGTTGAGCAAGAGTATCGCTGGCTGTTGTCTGCCAATCAACTTTGTCAAGCCCACGCTGAGTGACTGCACTAGAGCGCAAGCCGTTCGTACGTCGCGCCTTCCACAGCTTTAGGTCCCCAGCATCCGGGTTGAGCCGCATGTTATCTGCCTGGGCAGAGGCAGTATCAAGGATTGATGTAACCTCGTAGTCAAGCGCCAGCTCATCTGTCATATACTTTTGCTGAAGGCTGCGGCCCTCAGCCGACGCCTGCTTGATTAGATACTGAGTTACTCCAGTATCAATCTCACCTGCAAGGTACATTTGTCGTGCCTTGAGTACGTCTGACACAAGCGTTTCTGTAGCAGCTGCTGCCTCGTCTGAAACGCCAGCGAACTCAATGTCTCGCACAGTTGACAGTGCGGTCTGCTGGCTGGCAAGCCCAAGGCGACGAGCAGCGATTCTCTCCACACCCTTAGGGAACGGACCCTGAGCAATTGTATCAATTGTCTCATAGGCTCCAGGCATTGCCTTATTTATTGCCTCTGTAATCTTCCAGGCAAATGCACCCTTTACGGCGTCGGACACGCCACGGACCTTGTCGAATAGCCCTGCGTGCATGTCTGCAATATACTTGTACTTAGAAAGACCGCCAAGTGGGCGACCAGATGCTTCCATAGCCTGAACAAGCCTAATCTTCCTGGACAGGTCAAGGCCGACTCCAGCGCGTAGGGACTTAGGTAGCTTTGAGATAACAGTTGCTGCACCCTTATATCCAAGTGCGGCCCCACCTGCAAGTCCTGCAACGCCAAGTCCTGCACCCGCGACTGCGCCGCCGCCAACCCCGACAACCTTTAGGGCTGCCGGAAGTGCGGCTACTTTGCCAAAGACAAATGGCGTAAGGTTAAGAGGGTCTAGAAGCAGTGATGCCGCAAGGTTCATGGTCCTATCGTCTGAGAACGATCGACCAGTCTCTCGCATGTACTCGACAATTTTTTGATTATCTGTGCCCATGTTCATCATCCCCTGAATGTCGTCAGGTAGATCTTCCTTGCGAGTGAACATAAGCCGCATGGTTGCGCCAATGTCTTGCACGAATCTGCCAGGTCCGCCAATCCAATCTAGGATGGTTCCGCCGATCCCGCCAACAACCTTGCCTGGACCTTCGGCGTAAGCTCTTGCCGGGCCGAAGGTGTTGATCATTTCTGATACGCCAGCCATGGCTCCGCCGACACCTTCTGCCAACATTCCGATTCCTCGGATCGGCAGGCTTGCTCCATAGCTTAGAAGGTCTGGAGATCCGGCAACGCCTGGCTCACCAGTCTGAGCATTTACGTCGCGTGATGGGTCGTACTGTAGTTGCTGGCCAACCTCGTTAACCCTTCCAAAGTCAATCGTTGCCTTGGCTGGGTTTATCCCTATGCGGATATCTCGACTAAGGATAGGATCATATGGGTCGGGAGCATTCGTAGGCTGGTATTTAAATGGCACGCACTACCTCACAACTTGATTGGGCCGCCAGAACCTCTGACAGGAGATTGAGCAGTTGTTTTAATTGAGTTAACCAAACCGCCACCAAGGTTCCTGAAGAAGTAATCTTGACCGCCAATCTGGTCTCGGACAGGGCCAAGATTAATTGGCTGCGGCTGAGGCGGGGTAGGCGGGTTAATGTTAGGTATAGCTGGTGGCGGAGAGTTAGGCGGCAAAACAGTTGGCATAATCCCCGAATTATCCATCCACTGTTGACTACCGTAACCGAACACTGGGACTGGGGCAGGTGAGTTCGGCGGGAACGCGCTTTGGTTAATATACGACAGGTCTGGAACTTGTCCGCCAACCGAATCGATAAGTTTCTCAGTAAATGCCGCTTGCGCTGGGTCAACCAACTTTGGCTTAATAATGTCTGTAACCATACCAAGAAGCTTGCCAGTCTTATCCTGCACTCCGAACCTAGTAAGATACGACTTAACTGCAGCATCAAGGTTCCCGGTGTAATCAATTGGTATCTGAGACAAGATCTTTTGCGCGTAGGTGGCGGCCATGTCGCGGACAGTGTTGTTCGATCCGGTTGTGTCCTTGCCAACAGTAACTATCCTATTATACCACTCTGAACCTTTAGAATTATATCCAGAGATTAGCCACTGATTAAACCTTGTTCCTCCAAGTTCTGCTGCCAAGGCTGTGCTGATCGTAATGACTCCGCCTGAGTTTGTGCTCATTACTCTTGGGGTGGTGCCAGCGATACCTGTATCGCCCATAAATGATTCCAAGTCAGGAAGTGTCAGCCTAAATGTGTTTCCGTTAGAAACAAACTCAAGATAGTCGTTATTGTCCATTGATGACCCAGTAGAGCTGGCAAAGTTAGACCCACCTGGAATTGGGACATAGTACAGCGTCTGGCCGTTGATCGTAACCTCTGACCCTGGGGCATTTTTTACTTCAGTTAAGACCTTTTCTCGCTTCACATAAATGAGTTCGTTTGGGTTGCCAGTTGTGCTAAATGTGGAGTACGATGGATCGCTTGCGACTAATGTGGTCTGCACTGGAACCATCTGGGTCTGCCTAGACCGTGGGTCAAATTGGTAGGCAAACACCAAGTTGGGATCTGCATCAACCTCAGCCACCATAGAAGCAGTTACAGAGCCACCAAAAACTGTGCCAATCGTAGCAGTTCCGCCACCAGCAATTCCTAACGATAGGTTGCTCCTAATGGTTCCGTTGCTCATCGAGTTCAGGGCTGTTGCAACAAGTTGCAGTGCGCTGTCGTTTGAGTTCCAGTAATCATTAATATTGGTTGACAAAAGACCTAGGCTTGTAATTACGGACTGGCGGTCCAGTCCAGTAGCTGAGGCAACCTCGTCAACGAAGTCCGACATGTTTGTTGACTGAGTACCAGGAAACAGGTCAATAAGATTGCCGCTGGAGATGCGCGATACTTGGTCGGCAAGGATGATATCCTCGTACCTATCTAGCTCGGAAACCGCCGTTGCCGCACCCTTCCATGCATTAAACTCTGCAGTAAACTTATATGGGTCAGCAGAGAACGGCTGATTAATCGAACCGCCTGCCTGGTTTATTGATGTGGTAAAGGCAGTTGTCGCCGTTTGCATGGCAACGTTGTACGTTCCCTTTGCTGACTCCTGGGAGATAATGCCGCTTAGTTGTCGAAGAAGTTTAGTTTCCTCAACGAATCCCGCAGCGTAAAGGGATTGTACCTCGTCAGAGAATGCATTAATCTTATCGTAGAATGTGTCAATAGTTCCCTGATCCCACCCTGCTGCTAGGCCAGCATCTTGAATGAGGGTAGACAGAGACTTCCCGCTGTTGGCATCAAATAGGTTTAACAGACTTACTAGCCAGTCTTGCCCGTCTCCGCGAATCTCTGCCTTGACAGCCTCTGCAGCAGTTTTGCTGGCGAAGAACCTGTCTACAATTGGAGATACTAGAGATTGGATAGACTTTGCCAAAGCAAGCTGTTCGTCCTTAATCCTAGCTCCGACTGCATCAATGCGGGCCTTGGCTGCGTCTGCCTTGCTGCGCTCCTGCGCATCTGCTCGTGCATTTAGGATCTGCTGGTACTGCTGGCTGCTTTCGGTAAACCCGGCTGCTTTTGCCCTCTCAAGTTCCTTGTTGTAAAATTCTACAAGGCTCGCCGCACTGGTTGTCCCAGCCTTATACTTTCTAATAAGGTCAGCTGCAGTAAAGTCATGGGAAGCTGTAAACTTAGCTAGTTGAATTCGGCTCTTGTCGGCGTCTGTCATGCTTGGGTCTGCTGCAATTTTGTCCAGTATGTTTTCGTATTCGCCCAAATCAAGTGGACCAGTTCCGCTTCCGCCGAAAAGCGTACGATCAACAGATGTACCGTAAGCGTACGCGCTGCGCGCTAGGTCTTCCTTATCTTTCAAAGAGCTAAGGCGGAACTGCTCAGCTCGTTGCATAAGGCGGTCATACCCAGTGCTGTCACCAGTATCGCGTGCCAGTTCTGCTTGTGAAACATACCAAGCATATACAGCATCTGAGGTGGCAGCATTTGTGTTGCCGCCAGATGTGAAGTTATTCCGCGTGGTGCCGCTACGCATGTTGTTGGCGTAGGCGGTAAGCATTGCCTCTTCTTGGTTGTTGCGCTCCTCACGAAGCAAGGAGTAGATCAGGGCGCTCATGTTCTGAGACCCAGCGCTAGTTCGTGCAAATCGTCCTTGTCGTGCCATTAGCCTTCACCTCCGAGTGCCGCTAGTAGTTCTGGTGGTAGTTGTTGCGCCGCCTGATCCGCGTTGGGCATTGGAGACCCTGGTGCCTGAGCGTTGCCCGGCATCATCTCAGGTGGCAAGCCACCCATTTCTCCACCATTCATCATCGGCGTGCCGGTTGGCGCACCTTGCTGGCGGAAAGCATTCATCGCGCTTTCTTGCTGCGCTGCAAGTTGGGCTTGCGCCTGCATCTGCTGCGCCTGCATCTGCTGCATCTGGACGCCTTGCATCTGTAGCTGCTGGAAGAGGGCCATGAGATTACCCATGGTCATTACCGCAGCAGGGTTGAGCGTGGCGTCTGTCTGCTCGTCTCGGATCAGGTCCTTCTCGCCCTCTGGGTCCTCTACTCCAACGCGGTCCATGGCACGCTCTGCAGACCAGATGCGACCCTGAACAAGGTTGAGAGCAGTTTGCGCAAGTTCGAGAGTATCGCGTGGGGTAAGTTCTGGGGGCGTGATCTCGAGGCGATACTCGCCCTGGATGATCTCGGCAACTGATGGATCGAGCGACTCCCACATGCGGGCAGACGCCTCCCAGACCCTCTTGATCCACGAGTAGAGAAGCTTGCGCTTAGGGGCGATTCGCTGCTCATAGTTCGCAACAAGCGAAGCGATTGCGCGGCTGGAGCCAAGCACGCTTGACGGAGCCAAGCCAAGTAGCAAGTCATTTAGGCCTGTGACGACTGCGATTTCTCGGTCGATGCGGCGGTTGTAGTCTTCAATCTGGAACTGTGGGATGAACGGCTGAATGGCACGCAGTTCGTTGCCAGGGCCAGGCGTTGCCACGCGACCCGGCTTAGGGATAGCGTTGGCTGGGACTTCGTCTGGGGCGTCGCCTCCAACGAGCTGCCACATCTGACCGCCGACAATCGACTGGATCATCTGGGCTTGAGCAGTGATTCGCTCGTCCTTCTCGCGGAGAAGCTGCTCAACATCAAACAGTTCTGATCGACCATACGGGCTGCCTGGGACGATGCTGTTACGCAAAACAACATACGGAAGTTCGCCTGCAAGTTCAGGGTGCTTGCTTTGTGAAACAAGTGAGTTTCCAACGATTAGAGCATTCATTACTAGGGCAGGCTGGCCAGCCTTAGTTGGAACCTTGTACCAGTAATCCAGTACCTGGATTTTCATTTCATCGTAGGCCGTCTGGATGCGGTTTGGCTGGCGCTCATACTCTTTTGTGTATAGGTTTGCAAGTGGGTCACTGTGGCTGGCAGATGCCGTGTACGGCCACCACTTGTTCCCATCTCGGACTGGGATAACAGAGATGCCAAAGTCTTCCTCTGCAGCCTGCGGGCTAAGACCGTAGCTGTAAACAGCCCAGTCTACGCGGTTATAATTTGAGTCACCGAAACCCATGTAGAGGTTCTCTGGAGTATCAATGATCTGAAGCTTTGGAATGCCGCGCTTGTTGTCCCACGAGATCTTAGCGGCGGTGTGCCCGTATAGACACTTGTAGAGGCAGGCCTCTTCTAGTCGCACTTCAAACTCGTTGTTCTCTGCCCAGGCAAAGAAAAGCCGCTCTCGTCGAGCGGCTGACATGCGACCTTCTTTACTAAGGTCAGTTGCTACGTAGTTGATTACAGGCTGAATAGCCTGGATTGAAGCAGGGATATTGACGTAGGCAGGATGAACGTTGACAGAGACGTGGGCCTTACCCGCAGTCCGTGCGCTTGGGTCCTCTGCCCAGTGGTCAGCGCCGCCAAGGGTAACAGTTGATGGGTAATAGAAGTGATCATGGCGCCGGAACTGTGCACGAAGTCGAGCCATCTCTGGCTCCTGCATCTGCTTCCGATTGTACGCTTCTGATATAATCTGGAATGCTGGATCAAGGTTTGGATCAAGTCCCTGCATCTGGAGAGACGCAGAGGCAAGATTAACTGCTCGCTTGCTCTCCTCTGGTAGGGTTACTTTAGCCTTGGTCATTAATCAGAACCTCCGAAATAACTAAACGTTGGGCTTTCTAGGTTTTCTCCCGAGTTGCGAATCGCATGCCTTAATGCTATTGCTAGTGCCATTACGGCATCTTGCTCAATCTTCTTGTCGTCAAGTTTGTATGAAAGTAATTGACGGCGCAGCCTTAGCCACACGCCAGTCTTTGGGAAGAGGACCTGCTTGCGGTCAATAGCGGTTCTAAGGTCAGAGAGAAGATCTAGTTTCTTTGCCTTAGTCCCACCGAAGTCATATCCGCGAATTGGCTTGATAACGCTGAACTCTTGCTTAAAGAGCTTTCCGCCAAATCCGGTCTCGTCAACTATCGTGACGCAGTTTGAGTTCTGGCTGAAGAGCAAATGATTCTCTCGAACCATGTTGACGACCGCCTGGATGGTTTGTTTGCCAGACCGAGTCCTTGCTCGCACGCCTCGTATTCGGTTCTTCTCTGTGTAGTCTAGGATGATCGCCCACGTAGAATCCGACGCGATTCCTGGATCGCATCCCTGAACATAGCGCCTGCGAGCCGCAGGCTGCCCTTCTTCCGGCAGATCTGTAAAACAAGCCTCTACTGACTCCGATGAAAAGAATGCATCGCTAGCTTCGATGAAGTATCCATCTACGTTCTGAGCGATAAGATAATCTGCTTGTTGACGTAAGATAGCGTCAAATGTGTCAGGTGTCAAGCCGTAACCGACATTATCCCTTGTTGACAGCCGGAACGAGAACACCTGCGGGTCCTTGTCTTCGCGCCTTGGGTTGCCCATCTCCCATAGATCCGCGTAGTCGTTAATGCCTTCTGTTGGTGTGCCAATGAAGTGGAGTTGACCGCCCGTGGACAGGCGCCGAAGGTTGAGTACCTCCTGATAGATCTGCATCAGGTGAGGCTCGAAGGCCGCCTCGTCGAATGAGATCCCGTTCATGTCCTTGCCGAGGAGGGCTTTAGCCTTATCCTGCGTGGTCCGGAAGTGAACATTTGCTCCGCCCACGAGCGGGTGGAACTGGAGCCAAAGGTACTCGCCACGGTATTTCTTGGTGTGCTCTACTACCCTGCCGATCTCGGAGATTAGAGGGCAGCCTCGGCCTCTCTGTGCCGGATGGCCGCCCTCTAGAATCATTGAGATCTCACGGTGCACAAGTTCTGCAGTCTCCTGCTGGATGCCTACGTGGTACCACTCGTACGGAGCGGTCTGCCACCGCATGGCGTCCTTCTCGGTTCCGTCTGGCGGTTGGATGCCGAGCTTGTAGAATGCGCTATGGAAGACAGCCACTGCCATGCCAAGCGTCTTGCCAGCACGGTTGCCAGCAGAGCAGACAGTGGTCAGGTACTTAGGGCGCCAGCCAGACTCGTCTCTAGCAGCAATACCTTCTACCCATGCCTTCTGCCCAGGATGAAGATCAATCCCCAGCCAACGCTTGGCGAAGAAGACAGGGTCGTTCCGACCCGCAGCCAGGTCTCTGGCCGCATCGCTAGTTACTTTCAAGACTTCTTACTCTTGTTCCGAGCGCTAATCGCAGCAGCCTTCTTCTTGGCGTCGGCCTTGCTGCTAGCTCCCCATGCCTGTAGGCTAAGGAGCAGGCGAGTAGGACGGCCCTTCTCGTCTCGCTCCGGCCCCGGCATGTTCCCCATGCGGGCCAAGAAAGAAGCACGTCTCGGATTATCGCCAGACTTGACAGGCGGTTTAAGCTTGCCGCCCTTATACGAGGCACGACCCTTGGCGTTCAAGCCGCCCTTAGGGTTCTTACCTTCCTTGCGTGTCCAGGCTGGTGTCTTAGACATTATCGTCTCGTTCGTGGTTTGACCGATGCGGTTCTTCGGAGCGGTGCTCGAGTGGCTTTCCAGTCAAGAGTCTTCTTCATAGCTCCGGTAATCATGTCAAAGTCAACTCCACCAGAACCGCCGCCATAATCAAATGGATCTCCATACGCGTCTGGAATATTGACTGTTTCAGTAAATCCACGATAGCGAGTATTTACAAGTCGGCCGCTAACCGGAACCAACTTGTCTGGGCTAACCTTTCCTCGTGATTCGAGAATCTTAGCAGCATCCCAGTAGGCACTATCATATGAGTCAAACGGCTCCATGAAGTCGCCTGTCCAATTTTCACCATTGTATGGGTTTTCTTGCTTAATGCTCTTCCCAATCTTGCCAACGCCAGTTCTACCTGCGCGAGTCACAGCAGCGCTGCGCTCTGCGGTTGTCATTGGCCGGACACCTGCTCCAGCTGCTCGAGCAGCCCGAGGCAGAACCCTTCCAATAATTTTAGCAAATCCTGCAGCTACAGGAACTCCAATAGCCTCGCCAATAAAGAACTGACCAAGTGAATTAAATGCATCTACGGAAGAGATGCTTCGAACTCCAGAGGCAGAACCAGTAAGTGGTCCGCCACGGCCAATAACACCACGAACGGTGTTGGCATTAGTAATGTTTCGGTACTTGTCTGTGTAACCAGTAAATCTTCCGGAGCTTCCGTTGGCTCCTCTGTCTAGTTGCGGTCTACGCGGTGCCATCTGTGATCTCCTCTGCTTCCATCTCAATGACCTGTACCACTGGGCCGCCACCCAAGATACCGGCTAACGTTACAGACAGTTCTCTGTCTGCCGACTTCTCAACACGTCGGTCGATCATCTCCTGTGCACGCAGTCCCTCTGCTAGGGTTGGCATCAGTTCTCCTGCGTCAACCATTGCAATAACCTGGTCCCTGACCAGTGCGGCTAGATCTCCACTAGCCTTGAGTGTCTTCTGGTTCTGCTTAAACTTCTTGATCACCTCGGCCTTGGCAGCCTGATACTCTGTTGTTAGGTGGGACCGCTTGTGCTGACCCAAGGTGATCCGCGAAATGTAAGCTCCCTGCTCTTTAAGCCATGATGCTACCTTTGTGTCTGGTAGACCATTGGACATCTTTTGATTAATCTGATCTGCAAACGGACTGCGACACGCGGCGCAGCGCTCTAGGACAGGCGCTAGATTAACGGGTGCGGCCATAGCGAGTGTTGTCCTCATCTAGCCAGCGCTGCAGAACAAGCAGTGCGGCACTGATGGCCGAAGCTGCGATAGCCTTAGCGCCGTCTCCGGTAAGATCAAAGATGCTTACTCCTAGCCCAAGGAATACGGCAATAGCCGTAGACAGGGCAGCCTGCAGAGCGTCAAGCGCTGCGGCAATGATTTGGTCCTTCATTGTTTTATCTCCTTTCGCTACTTGAATTTTTGCTACAACTCCCTGAGCCACCCTTATTGCGGCGGCATTATCAATCGTACGCTTAGAGATAGTCTGAACAGGAGGCGTAATAGCCACAGGAGCAGATGAGCTTACAGGCACGATCTGTGAGACTGGAGCCACAGTTGGGACAGGTGCGGATGACTTCTTCGGCACTGCTGTAAAGATCAGGCAGCGCTTGTGTGGTGCGTCCCCCTTCGAAGAGGCAATCACCTTGAGGTCCGCAAGAGACACCTCCACAGCATACGTCTCTTTCCCCTTGCCGCTCATCGTTGGGTCCGCCCATTGTACCTTCCCTTCAACCATCGCGGCACAGGTCATGTGCCCGTATGTTTTCCCTGGGTTGCGCTTCTGGTGCGCCTTATGCCAGGCGCTCATCTGAACGGTTGCAGGGTAGCCCTTTGCCTGCTGCACGTTGATGCCGACGACTGCGCCAGCCTTCAGTGCGGCAACCACTTCATCCCATGACTTAGCGTACTTAGGCTTTAAGCCAACAAGTGGCGCTGCCTTCACTAGCTGTGGGAATGTCGTGGGCGTACCCTGCCCCTCTACATCTTTTCGTCCGACTTTCTCTAGGAACTTAACCCCATCCTTGGAGGTAAATGACGATCCGGTAAGGAAGTTAGCAGCAGCCATCAGCGTAGATGGTGCGCAATCGTCCATCCATCCGCCCTTCTCGATGCTGTCTGTCTGTGTTACAATCTTTAGACTCATGGTTTGTTCCCATTAATCCAGGCGAGTAGTCCGCCTAGTCCGCTCACTCCAAGCAGGGCAATGACAAACTTAGCAAGTCTGTACGCTCCGCGAGTTTCTGCTAGCTCAACCTTGATCTCAGCCAAGTCGCGCTCAATGCGCTCAAGGCGTTCAAGGACCTGGCTAACATCAGTTCTAGTCATTCGTATATACGGTGTTGCATTTACTCAG